GGTGGAGTTCTTAGCGTCCGCCAATGGAGCGCAAAACCATACCGAAGCCCCCAAGAAGTTATAACCGAGATTCCGGCCGGCATTGTCGGCGTACAAAGGTTAGCGTTACGGCGCGAACGGCATGTAATAAATCACTATGCGGAAGAACAGATTAAGCCGATAGCGACCACCATTTATTACGATTATGCGGCAGAGGTAGACGGGCACCCCGTCCCCTTGGAGATTTTAGCCGAAAACGACGGGCTTACAGTAGACGATTTTAAGGCATGGTTCGCACCGGTTTTCGCCGAAACGGATAAGAAGTACCCGCAATTTGCCGGGCCTGCCTCTGCCGTTACGATTGACTTCGCTATTATTCACTTCACGAAACGACGTTACTAAACACTAACAAAAAAGATATGAAAGTAAAGGACATTATTAAGGACGACAAATTTAACGAGTTCTTAGGCTACGAGATTGAAGCCTACAACAAACGACCGGCCCCGCAAGAAGGTTACAGGTACCGCCGGACACCGTACGACGCTTTGAAGGACGCGGGGATATTTACGGTAGAAGGTATTAGGGAAACTTTTATAAAGGTTGCGAACCTTGAAAGCGGCCTGCCGAAGTCCCAGCGCGACGCGATAACCGGGCTTGTTTTCAGAGTAGCCCAAACGGTAGTAAACTATCGGGCGAAACAAGAAGTAGAAACTAAAAAGTAACGGTATGAACAAAGGGGAAATTACCTATACGATAAAGGTAAAAAGGCGTACCGGCCTATTATGGAATACGGTGTTTTGGCTTGTATTCTTTACGGTCGTGCCGCTTCAATTGATTTGCTTATGGCTTTCCAAAGGGTTAGCCATTCTTTCGGATTTGCTTCGGGAATTTTGTTACCGGGCATGGTTCAAACAAACAACAAAATAAGTATATGGGATTCAAAGCAATAAAGCAGCATTACGATATAAAGCATATCGTAGCTATCTATAACGAAGAAAAATACGGCGGGGCTTGTATTTGTATCGGTTCCGGGTATGTTCACGGGCTTATAGCCATAAATATAGAAACTGGTAAAGTTTTCTATTCGTCTTTGGTTACACCCGGCGAGAATAGCGAAATAGGACAACTTGCCGCCCGTATTAAGGCAGACGAAAAAAACGGGGTACTTCGGGCCTTGATTGATGAACCGGACACCTTCGCCCGGAACCTTCCGGTATTCACTATTGACCGGTGGGCGGTAAAGGCCGAACTATGCGAGGAATACGGCTGGCCGAATACAACCCATAGCGGCGCGATTATGTACGAAAATACATACTTCCGCACACGGGCCGAAGCGTACGCCTACCTTCTTAAAGAAACGAAAGCCGGGGTTCGGTATTGCCGGTTTTCTGAAAATTTCAAAGAAGGACTAAGACGGATAAACCGGGCTATAAGGTTCAGCCTTCGGGAAATATGGTTTTGGATTGCGGCCCGCACTATTGGCCGTTTCATCATAAAGCGATACGCACATGAAAATAGGGCTTGTAGACGTAGACGGGCATAACTTCCCTAATTTGGCGTTAATGAAAATTGCGGCCTATCATAAAAAGCGCGGCGATATTGTGGAATGGGTAAATTTCTTTGAGAGATACGACAAAGTATATATTTCAAAGGTATTTACGTTCACGCCGGACGTTGTAACGGTTATTCAATCGGACAATATCGAACGCGGCGGCACCGGGTACGATATAAGTAAACAGTTACCGGCAGAAATAGATAACGAATTACCGGACTATTCTATATACTCGTTTGCTAAATGGTTCGACGACAAAACCGCGTACGGCTTTATTACGCGCGGGTGTATTCGTAATTGCCCTTGGTGTATTGTCCCGAAAAAGGAAGGGGCTATACATAAATACCGAGATATTGAAGACGTGCTGCAAAATAAGAAAGCCGCCGTTTTAATGGATAATAATATTTTGGCTTCCGATTGTTGCCAAGAACAATTAGAAAAGATAGCTAAAATAGGGTGCAAAGTGGATTTTAACCAAGGTTTAGACGCGCGTATAATCGTATCTAATCCCAAAGTTGCCGTTTGGCTCTCAAAAATTAAATGGCTTGCCCCTATCCGGTTGGCTTGCGATAGTAAAGCGATGATGCCGATAATAAAGGAAGCCGCCGATTTACTAAGGGGAGCCGGTTGTAAGCCCCACCGCCTTTTTTCTTACGTCCTTCTAACCGACTTAGAAGATAGCTTAGAACGTATAAATTTTCTTCGGGAAATGGATATTATGCCATTTGCACAACCGTATAGGGATTTTACGCCAAATCAAATTATCCCACAATGGCAGAAAGATTTAGCGCATTGGACTAACCGCCGGGAGCTATTAACGTCTTGCGATTTCAAAGACTTTCAGCCACGACACGGATTTTATTGTAGTGAATATTTTAACAATTAAAGGTATGTTCGACACAAACAAAGTTATAGTAATTGCCGACGTTACGAAGCAGCCGTATTTATCGGTCGCTCGTTTTTCGGGCGGGTGCCGTGTAAATGGCGTATTCTACGCTTATGTTCCCCAGCGTGATATTTTGGTACGCGAAGATTGGTTAAAGGCATATTCGGCTATGGATTACGACAAATTTATAACTGCCGTTAAGACCGGAGCCAAACAGGAATTACCGACTTGTCGGACTTGTAAGCACCGCCAGCGTTGGGAATTGAACGACCATAGCACGAAGATAGTGCAAAGTTGCGCCCTTCAAAAGAGCCGAAGAACGGGTAACGGATTGAAGCGGATAAAGGTAACTAACCCGGCTTGCCACTTGTACGAAAAAGAAACCGAATAATATGCGACATATAGAAAGCCAAATACAGAAGGACAGCGTTACTTGGTTCCGGTTGCAGTACCCGAAAATAGGCCGCCTTCTTTTCGCGGTTCCGAATGGCGGGGCAAGGAACGCAAAGGAAGCCGCGATTATGAAGGGCGAAGGAGTAACGGCCGGGGTTGCCGACCTTATCCTGCTTTACCCTTCCGGCGGGTTTCATTCCCTTTGTATCGAGTTTAAGACCCCCAGCAAAAGCAGCCGGCAAACACCCACGCAAAAGGAGTGGCAAGCGTTGGCCGAAGCGCACGGTAATAAGTACGTCGTTTGTCGTTCCTTAGAAGACTTCCAGCAGGTTATACGGGCATATATCCCCCGTTTATGTTGGTAACTTTTTAATTATTCTTAGATAAAGAAGCGTATTACTATAATACGCTTCTTTTATTTTTGCGTAACGCGAATATTTACACACTAATAAACGTACGCAGGTATGAAAGAAAAGATTTTACAGGCCCTTACGACCTTTAAGGGCTACTTATTCAGTTCGGACAAATGGCTGCATTTAGCGGCCGGCTTTATTATCGCCTTTTTCGTGGGGCTTTTCGGTGTCTTCTATGGCCTTTGCGCTGGGATTGTGGCCGCCGCCGGGAAAGAGCTTTACGACAAATTCAGCAAGAAGGGAACCCCGGAAGTTTGGGATTTTATTTTTTCGGTAGTCGGTGTTCTTGCCGGTGTCCTTAACGTACTATTGGCCCGCTTGGTATTCCAATTCATTGCGTAAGCCTATGGCACCGAAGAAGATTATAGAAGCGGATATAGCCCAACTTATACCGGACGACGTAAATTTTAACAAGGGTACACAGTTCGGCCAAAGTTTGATAGAAAAGAGCCTGCGCCAATTCGGGGCGGGCCGTTCTATTCTTTTGGATAAGAACAACCGTATTATAGCCGGGAATAAAACCGTAGAAAACGCTGGGCAAATAGGCTTAGAAAAGGTTTTGATAGTCGAAACCACCGGCGAAGAAATAGTAGCGGTAAAACGTACCGACATAGATTTAGATACGCGGGAAGGGCGCGAACTGGCCTTAGCCGACAATGCGACCGGGGCCGCTAATTTGGATTGGGACGGAACAGCCCTTACCCAAGCGGCTGAAAGGTGGGAAATATCCCCCGAAGAATGGGGCGTTACAGAGTTTGCAGAACCCGAAGAACCGGAACGGGAATTAACCGAAGACGGATTTACACCGCCGGCCTCCGAAGACGTAGAAACGGACATAAAAGAAGGCGACCTTTTCGAAATTCGTAAAGGGGCCATTTGCCACCGCCTATTATGCGGAGATACTCGAAAAATTGAGGACGTACGCCGACTTATGGGCGGTATGCAGGCCGATTGCATTGTAACAGACCCGCCGTATAACGTAGACTATGCCAGCAAAAACGAGTATTTGAACAATACCGACAGGGGAAACCGCATACAAACGGACATTAAGAACGACAATATGAGCGACGCCGATTTTACGGCTTTCATGGGAGATATACACGCTTCCCTATATGAAAGTTGCAAGCCCGGCGCGGCTATCTATGTTTTCCACGCTGCATTAAAAGCGGTGCCGTTCATTACCGGATTTACCGGGGCCGGATTCCTCTATAAACAGCATCTTGTTTGGGTAAAAAATAATATTGTTATCGGGAAGCAGGATTACCAATGGCAGCACGAACCGATACTTTACGGGTGGAAGGACGGCGGCCCGCATTACTTTATTAACGACCGTTCCCAGCACACGGTAATAGAAGATAAGGTAGACTTCGACGCAATGACAAAGAAGGAACTATTAGCCTATGTAAAGGAGTTGCAGAACGATAACGAACACCCAAGTACGATTATTCACGAAGATAAGCCGATGAAGAACGCAGACCACCCAACAATGAAGCCTGTAAAACTTATCGGCCGACTTATCCGCAACAGTAGCCGCGCGTTCGACTTGGTAATAGACTTCTTTTTAGGTTCCGGCTCCACCCTTATAGCCGCGCACCAATTGGAACGCAATTGCTTCGGTATCGAGATTTCCCCGCAGTATTGCCAAATCATATTAGACCGAATTAAGAAGTACGACCCCGAAGTAGTAATAACAAAATTGTAGAATGGGAAGACCTACGAAATACAATAAGAAGATAGCCGAAAAGATATGTTCGCTTATCGCTACCGACACCTACACGGTGGCGGAAGTATGCCGTATGGTCAAGATACACCCCGATACTTACTACACTTGGATAAAGGAGTTTTCCGAGTTTTCCGACGCTATAAAAAAAGCCGAAGCGGAACGTATGGCCTTCTTTGTAGCCGAAGCGAAAAAAAGTCTTCTACGAAAGATACAAGGGTACACGGTGCAGGAAAAACACATTACTACGGTAGGTTCCGGCAAGTACGACGTAAACGGCAAAGAGATACCGCGAATAAAGGAACAAAAGATAGTCGATAAACACTACCAGCCGGACACGGCCGCGATAATCTTTACACTTACCAACGGAGAGCCGGAGAATTGGAAGAACAGGCAGAACAACGAAGTAACGGGCAAGGACGGTAAGGATTTGTTCGGGCAGCTTTCCGATGAAGAATTAGACGCACGTATAGCCGAATTGGAAAAGAAGTTAGGTAAATGACACGCCAAGAGAAAATAGAGTATATAACCGCATTGCGGGAAAGGTTGATACGCGAAGCACGTACCGACCTTTTGCCGTTTACACGCGCTACTATGCCTACTTTCGACCCGGCCGAATTTCATGTACGATATTACCACGTTCTAACCTTATTCGCGGAAGGGAAGATTAAAAAGCTAATGGTATTCATGCCGCCCCAGCACGGCAAAAGCGAAGGTTCCACGCGCCGCCTTCCGGCTTATATGCTTGGCCGGAACCCGGACAATAAAATAGCCGTCGTAAGCTATTCGGCACCGAAGGCCCGTAAGTTCAACCGCGAAATACAGCGTATTATAGACACCCCGGAATATGCCGAAATATTCCCGGAAACGTGCCTTAATTCATCGAACATTACGACCGTTGCCGGGGCTTGGCTTCGCAATGCCGACGAATGCGAAATAGTAGGACACCGGGGCGGCTTTAAGACCGTCGGCGTAGGTGGCCCGCTTACCGGCGAACCGGTAGATACCCTTATAATGGACGACATATATAAGGACGCTAAAACGGCTTGGTCGGCGGTTGTTCGTGAAGCTATCGAAGATTGGTACGACACGGTAGCTGAAACCCGATTACATAACAATAGCCAGCAGCTTATAGTATTTACCCGCTGGCACGAAAAGGACTTAGCCGGCCGCCTTTTGGAGCAGCAAGGAATATACGACCCGGTAAACAATCCGAACGGGTGGGTAGTAGTAACCTATCAAGCGATTAAGAAGGGCGCACCTACCGAATACGACCCACGCGAAGAAGGTACGGCACTATGGCCCGAACGCCACAATTTAGAAAAGTTGGAAGCTATACGCACCCGAAACCCGCACGTATTTGAATCCCTTTACCAGCAAGACCCGAAACCCTTGCAGGGCCTTATGTACGAAAATCCATTTAAGGAATACGACATACTACCGGCCACCAAGCTACGGAAGGTTAAGAACTATACCGATACGGCGGACGAAGGCGCGGATTTCCTTTGCTCGATAACCTACCTTGAAACCGAGATAGGAAACTTTGTTTTGGACGTGCTTTATACGGCTAAGCCTATGGAGTACACCGAACCCAAAACGGCCGAAATGCTAACCAAACACGCGGTCGAATTGGCCGTAGTAGAGAGTAACAACGGCGGCCGGGGCTTCGCGCGTAATGTAGAGAAGCAAGCCCGGTTAATGGGCAACAACAAAACCCGTATTAAGTGGTTCCACCAAAGCCAAAACAAGGCCGTACGCATATTCACGCATAGCGCGGAAGTACAAAACCTTACCTATTTCCCGCGCGGGTGGGCGCAAATGTGGCCCGACTTCTACCAAGCCCTTACGCACTATATGAAGGTCGGCAAGAACGCCCACGACGACGCGCCGGACGCATTGACCGGAACCGTAGAGCAACGGCCCATTACAGGCAAGAAAAGCGCGGCCGGATATTTCGCATAATGTTTAACTATCAAAATAACAATAAAATGAACAGCAAGCAGCTTAACGAACTTTTGGCAGGCGAAAACCATAGTACCGCTATTGCCGAATTGAAGAACGGGCGTAATGCGACCGAGCCGAACGCGGCCGAATATATTGCCCAGCTTGACCCCAAAGGCCACGACGTAAACGACCCGGTAAAGCGTAGGGATAAGAAGGTAAAAGTAGACCTTTCCGACTTCGATATAAACGACGAAGAAAAGAAGAACATAAAGACCGTTACCAATGGCGACGGGGAAACCGAAAACTTCCGTATCGAGCCGGTAGCCCGCGTAGCCTTGGCGATTCAGAAACTTATAGTAAAGCGGGCCGTAGCCTTCACGTTTGGAAACCCCGTAACCCTTAACGCGGAACCGGAAGAAGGCACCAAGGAAGCCGACGTTTTGAAGGCTGTAAAGCGCGTTTTATTCGATACCAAAAGCCGAACTCTTAACCGCAAGGTCGCGCGGGCCATTTACAGCAGTACGGAAGCGGCCGAACTTTGGTACCCGGTGGAGAAACCGACGAAAAACTACGGCTTCGATTCAACGCACAAACTTCGGGTAGCTATTTTTAGCCCATTGTTCGGCGATAGGCTTTACCCCTACTTCGATGAAACGGGCGATATGGTGGCTTTCTCCCGCGAATACGTCGTAAAGGATAGCGCGGGGGTAAAACATACCTATTTCGAAACCTATACCGATACCGAAATACGGAAATGGACGCTAACCAGCAACCAATGGCAGTTATTGGACGGCTACCCCAAGAAGAACCAAATAGGCAAAATTCCGGTTATCTATGGCCGCCAGCCCGCCGTAGAATGGGAAGACGTGCAGAACCTTATAGCCCGCTTGGAAAAGTTGCTTTCCAACTTCGCCGATACCAACGACTACCACGCAAGCCCGAAAATCTTTACTACGGGTACTATCTTGGGTTGGGCCAAGAAGGGCGAAAGCGGGGCCGTTATCGAGGGAGAAGAAGGGGCGACCGCGCAATATCTAAGCTGGGCACAAGCCCCCGAAAGCGTGAAATTAGAGATAGAAACCCTTTTGCGTATGATTTATACCATTACGCAAACGCCGGATATTGCTTTCGATTCAGTAAAGGGTATCGGGGCTGTTTCGGGTGTCGCCTTGAAACTTTTGTTTATGGACGCGCACCTAAAAGTACAGGACAAATGCGAGGTGTTCGACGATTATTTGCAGCGTCGATTAAGTGTAATACAGGCGTTTTTAGCACAAATGAACGCCAAGGATAAGGCTTTTGTAGACGCTTGCGGTAGCCTTATTATCGAACCCGAAATAGTCCCGTTTATGATTGAGGACGAAGCGGCGAACGTAAACCTTCTTCTTTCGGCCACCGGTCAGAAGGCTATTTGTTCGCGGAAGACAGCCGTACAACAGTTGGGCTGGGTAAACGACACGGACGCAGAGATAGAGCAGATAGAAGCCGAAGAAAGCACGGCTTCCTATTCGTCTATTTACGAACCCACCGTATAGCTACTAACCAAGTATCTAACTAAGTTACTAACTAAGATATGGGTAACATAGTAGCAAAATTCGACATAGATAAGCTATTTGCAGGCGTTTACGAGGCGGTAGACATCATAACGGCCACCGTTGTAGACGCTATGCAAATGGCTTGTTTAGAGGTTACGCGGAACGCTAAGCTATTGAACACCTACAAAGACCGGACGCACCTGCTACGTTCGTCGATTGGCTTTGTTATCTACAATCACGGCGAAAAGGTAGCGGAAAGTTTTAGTTCTACCGGTGGCGAGAAAGGGAGCGAAGGCGTAGAAGAAGGTAAGCGTATGGCAGCGCAAGCGGCCGCACAATACCCGAACGACATAGTAGCCGTTATCGTTGCCGCCGCCGATTATGCCCTATACGTCGAAAGTAAGGGGTACGACGTAATTAGCGGGCCTTGTAGTGAGTTAAACGGCATTTTAAGTAAGTATATACGAATTGCAATAGAAGAACTTAGGGCGTAATGGATAAAAGGCAGGAAGTTATACGATATATAGCGAGCGTAGAAAAGCAGCTTTACGCCCTGTTCGGCGATACCTACCACGCGGCCCTAAAACTTACCGAGGTTAGGAAAGCGATAGAATCGGGGGCTACCTTCTCTTGGAAGGGGAACCCGGCCGCCGAACGTAAGTTAGACCGGTACCTAAAAGACCTTAGCAGTAAAACAGCCCTTATTACTAAGAACGGTATTATAGGAAGTTGGGACAAAGGAGAAGCACGGGTAAAGGAACAGGCGTTAGAAGTATTCGGGAAGACTTCGGAACGAAGGAAAGAAACTACCGACATTTGCGAGGAAGCAGTAAAGGCACACCGGGCCAAAGGTGCGACGGGGCACGCTTACGCCAATGCCGACCGCGAGGGCATGAACCTATCTACCCGCGTTTGGAATTTGACGGCAAAGGCGAAACAAGAACTTGAAATTATCATACAAAACGGCATACTTGAAGGGAAAAGCCCGGAAGAAGTAAGCCGTAGCCTTCGCGGTTACTTGAACAACCCCGACGCGCTTTATAGACGGGTTCGCAACAAAGAAACCGGGGAACTTGAATTAAGCCAAGCAGCAAAGAAGTACCACCCCGGCCAAGGCGTATATAGGTCGGCGTACAAGAACGCCCGCCGCCTTGCAGTTACCGAGATGAACGCCGCCTACCGCCGTGCAGAGTGGGAAAGTTATCAAAATAACCCCCTTATTACCGGTTATGAAATTCGGCTAAGTAACAACCATACGACCACCGTAAACGGGAAGGTAAAGCGGCTTGTAGACATTTGCGACAAATTGGCCGGCCGGTACCCTAAAACTTTCCGGTGGACGGGTTGGCACCCGCATTGCCGTTGCGAAATGGTGCCTATCTTCATTTCGGAAAGCGATTTTAGGGAAAGGATAAGGGCACGTAAGGCCGGCAAGTTGAAGGATTGGAAGCCGAACCCCAAGCGCACCGTAACGCAGGTTCCGAAAGCCTTAACCGATTGGATAGCGCAAAACGAGGAACGCTCGAAGGGTTGGCAGACCTTACCGTACTTCGTTCGGGATAACCGAAAAAGTATAGGTACTTTGCCGGTAAATACCTACACCGCCGAAGAACGTAAGTTTACGAGGGCGAGAAGTACGGCCGAAGCAATGGAGCGGGCAACGCAATTGCTTAGTACGCTTTACCCGGATATTCAGAATACGGAGCTTGCGGCCCTTCATCACTATACCCAGCAGGGCGGGAACTACCGGCAGCTTAATAAGCAGTTGGATAAAGGCGACCTTACCGACTTTAACAAGGCTTCGGCTTCCCTTATGGCTAAGGCGTTGGACGGATTGCCGAAATACCGGGGAACCGTCTACCGGGGTGCAATTATGAAGCGGAAGGATTACGAACGCCTTTACGCCGGCAAAGACGAAGTAAAACACGCTATTTTCACTTCATCGACAAAAACGCCGGCGGTTGCTTACCGGTTTGCCAGCTATCGGGATTTGAAGAAGACGGAAGTACGGGTACTTTTTGAAATTCAGAGCAAAAACGGCCGCGACATATCCGATATTTCGGAATTTAACGGTAAATTTGCTTCCGAAGACCAGCGGGAAGTATTATTTACTAACGGCACCCGGTTTAAGATAGTGAAGCACGAAATTTCCGGGCAAGAAGTCCGCATAACACTTGTAGAGCTATGACAGAAGTAAAAGAAATAGATAAGTGGCCCGATAATGATAAATGGGCGAAGGCCCGTAAGGATTGGGACGCAATGCCGAAGGACGAAAAAGAAGCATACCGGCAGGAACACGCGGTCGCTATCGACCGTTGGGAAGCAGAAACCGACGCTATGGCGGAAGACGACGATACAGAAGAAAAGAAGAAGGAGTAGCACCGCGCTACTCCTTCCTTATTTTTTCCGAATTTCGATTTTGTGGCTTTCAATTCCGTAGGGATATAGACCGATACCCGACAAAGGAGATAAACGGAAATAGGGCCGTTTCTGGCCGGCTATTGTTTTACGAAAATGTACGGTAGCGACAAATCGGGGTCGTGAAGGTGCATTTTCGTATCGCTTTTTATTGAAAGCGTGAATTTCTTATATAGTTTCTTTGTAGAAGTCCGGTATAAGCGTAGTTCATCGGCCGTGTTCGATACCCAATAATAACACGGTACATCTTCGTAACCTTCGCTATGGTAAACCAATTCGCCAAAGGCCGAGAATAACAGCCGTTCGCCTTCGATAAAGTCGTTTTCGTAGATTTCTACGGGCTTATTGTTTTGGGTTCCGAATATGATTTTATCCGGGTCGGGTTGCAATTCGGCACCGGGATAACTCCCAAGGTTGGAAAATTGTGTATCGGCCCAAGTTCCATTAAACACGGATAAGGCTTTTTCTTGTTGTTCGGTATAGTTTCTTCCGGGGTCTTCATCTTTGGAACACCCTACCAACAGAAAGAGCGCACATAACAGGCAAAAGTGTTTCATAAGATACTTAGTTAAACAGTTCGTAAAATTCATTCCCGGATTTCATTTGCTTGATATTTTCCGGTAATTGCTCGCCTATCTTTGAAAGGTCGTTTGTAAGCCTTTCTTTCAACTTCAAAAAATCCGCGTCTATGTTTTTCGTTATTTGGTCGTAGTTGTTTTTCGACTTATCCAACCCCGAATAATTGAGTTCGGAAATACTATCGTAGAAACGATTTAATAACATTTCTTTTGCTTTCTCTTTGCTTCCCGAAGCAAGTAATTTGCGTATTTCAAAGTTAAAGTTAGACTTATTCGAATATCCGCAATTTTCGCGCAGTTTCTTAACATCATTCGTCATTATCCATAACTTGAAGAATAGGATAATTTGCAGGAAGGCAGCCGCAAGTGTTAGTAGGGCTAATAGTTCTTCTATTTGCATAGTCGTAAAATTTGCGCCCCAAGAACCCGAACAGGCAATTACTAAACGCAGAAAGCGTGGGCCTTATCGGTTTACAAGTTTGAGGCATCGCCAAACGCCCACCATAGAATAAACCATAACCCACGCTTAGCGATATATCGGAAATGGATATACAGCCAGCGAGCGTTAATAGGTTCGTCTATGGTTCGTTAATTGGCGATTTTCAAACTTAGATACCTATACGCTTCCGTACACGTTCCCGGATTTCTCCCCGGAAACGTTGCAAATATACTGCAAAAACACTAAACAACACTATTTTACGGCGAAAAATCGAGCAAGGAGCAAGGCAGGAGCTACCCAGCCCCTAACAAGCCCCAAGGCAGCCCCACAATTTCGCGCGGAACATTCGGCGCAATTTTCATTTTTACAAAATCAATAAATAACTATATATCAATAAATAACGCGCACACAAGCGAGGGGCTGGCCAGCCCTTGGGCAGCCCCAAGCGTGCCCCTTCTTAGGGGCACTGGATAAATATAAAGAAAAAGAATATTTCTTTATAGGGGGGTATGGGGGGAACCTTTCTTTACGAACATACCCCGGAAGCTACTACCAACATTTCGGAATAGCTTGCAACATTAACTACCAACATTACCGGAATGATGATAGTAACCGCCGCTATGTTGATAGTTCAACCGGCGGAATGATGATAGCAATACGGCGGTAACAAAATTCCCATTTTCCACTTTTTCGAGAGGAGCCGGATAACGGACGAAGTAAGAATACCCGTTTTTGCCCTTTCTCGTGCCCGATGTTCGACTTTATGCGGTTGGCTGGTATATTTCCTTGTTTGGAGAATAAAACGCGCTAAAATCGCCTTCTTTTGCTATTCTTTACACTGCATTGCCGGTTATTCGTAAAATCACTTACTCAGTAACAGCCGAACAAGAAGCGGCCCAGCCCTTACGGTTGAATTGTTGAAACGAGTGTAAAGAACTTGCAACGCTATGCGAATAATCGTATTACTATAATACGTTTCTTTGTTGCAGGTTTAATTAAATCCCAAAAATCAAAATGGAACTAAACGAAATTGTAGCACTACTTGAAACGCAGTTTCCGGGCGTGCGAAAAGATGGGCTTAACCAGCTTGCGCGAGTTATCGCCATGCAGGTTAATACCAAGGAAGAAGCTACCGGTATCGTAGGTAAACTTACCGCCGAAGCCGTAGCGAAGTTTGTAGCGGATTGGCGCAAAGACGCGGACGCGGAAATAGACAAAGCGAACAAAACGCGCGAGGACAACCTGCGCAAAAAGTACGACTTTGTGGAAAAGAAACCGGAAGAAGGCGGTACCCCACCCGCACCGGCCGGAACCTTGGACGCCGCAACCGTGCAAACAATGATTACGAACGCTGTAAAGGAAGCTACTAAGGGCTTGCAGTCCGAAGTAATGAGCCTTCAAAGCGCGGCCGTAACCGCCAGCCGCCGGGAAACGCTTGTTAAAGAGCTTGCCGACGTACCCGAAGCCTACAAAGCTAAGGTTCTTAAAGATTTCGACAGGGTAGCCAAACTTGGCGGCTTTGCCGACGAAAACGCCTTTAACGAGTATCTGACCGAAACCAAGAACGACGTAGCAGCCTTCGGCCAAGAGTTGGCAGACCGGGGCCTAAGCCTTCACGAAAAACCGGTACTTGGTTCCCCCAACAAGGACGGAGTAAGCGCGGGCGTAGAAAGCTACATACAGGCAAAGGCCGCAGAAGCCGAAAATAAAGGCTTGGGCGGCAAAGAGGTTTAACGCTTAAACACTTGTAAAATGCTTAGAATCGACAGGAAAAAGGATAACCGCGTTATCCGCGCGTTTACCCACAAGCTCGCCGATATTCCGAACGGTATTACCGTTTCAGCCGCCGACCTTACGCAGAAAGTTCTGCACGAAGGTACGCCGGTCGGAAAAGACGAAAACGGGCTTTACCATGTAGTGAAAGTAGCCGTTCTTGCGGACGACGCTACGGACTCCGCTACCACCTACACCGTAAAGAAAGGCCATAACTTCAAAGTCGGCGACGTGCTTATGTTGGCTTCCGGTAAAAAGGCATACGCTATTACCGCTATCGCCACGAACAGCGGCGACGCAAACAAAGACGACCTTACGGTAGGTACAACCCTTGGAGTTGCCGCAAAAGCCGGCGATTCGCTTTACCTCGCAGCCAAGGCCGGGGCTTCGGGGGCAACTTTCAAATACACACCGGTAGCCCTTGTAGGCGAAAGCTACGACGTGGACGCGCTTAGCAACCATATCGTAAACGCCGTAACTATCGGGCAGATTCGGGAAAGCAATATCCCGCCTATCGGTGCCGAAGTGAAAGCCAAACTTACCGGTATTCAGTTTATCTAATTTAATCGGGAAAAGTTATGCAAAGGAGTTTAATGATTGGCATTACCGAAAAGGATATGCAGGCCGTAGTTAATACCTACGACCTTAACCCGTATTACTATCCTACCTTGTTCCCTTTGAAGGAGAATTACACGATGACGTGGAAAGCCCTTGAAACACAGGTAGGGTTAAAGATTGCCGGCGACCTTGTAGCGCGTGGCGCAAGTATCAACAAGAAGACCCGCGAAGCTATTGCGCGTATTCAGGGCGATATTCCGAAAGTGGCTATTAAGCGCACCAAGGACGAAAACGAGCTTAACGAATACGACATTATGGTCGCCATGACTTCCGCGAACCCCGACCTTCGGGCGTTGGTAGAAGCGTGGGCCGAAGATACGCAATTTTGCTGGGACGGCGTAGCGGCCCGTTTGGAATGGATTGCGTTGCAGTCTATTTCGTTGGGTAAAGTAACGCTTACCAACGAAAACAACAATAGCGTAATTACCGAGTACGACGTAGATTATCAAATCGACGCAACGCAGAAGGTAGGATTTCAGACCGGCTCGGCCGCTTGGAACACTACCGGCGCGAAACCGTTTAGCAAGGACTTTAAGGCTATCGTAGCTAAGGCCAAGAAGAAGGGTATTAGATTGAAGTACGCCTTTATGAACCTTGACACCTTCGCGCTTATGGTTCAGACCGAGGAAGTAACGAAACTTTGCGCTTCGTTCGCGGCTAACGCCTTGAACATCGCACAAACGCCGAGCTTGGAACAGGTAAACGCAGCTATGAAGGGTTTGGCGTACTTGCGTGGCTTACAGGTCGTAGTTATCGACCAAGATATTACTATTGAGAAGGACGACGGAAGCCGCCCGTTCAGTGGAAACCCGTTTGCCGACGACGTAGTAATGTTCAGCGAAAGCAAGGTACTCGGTTCGACCTATTGGAAGAAGCCGGCCGATATGAACCTTAAAGGTTCCGTAGCTATCAAAGCTATGAACGGCCACACTTGCGTAAAGAAGTATTCCACCGAGGAACCTATCGAAGAAGTTACCGTAGGAATTGCAAACGCTTTCCCGGCTTGGCTTTCTTCGGGCCGTTCTTTCCTTCTGGACACTTCTAACAGCACTTGGACACACTAACGAAGACGGGGCCGGCCGGCAACGGTCGCCCCCTATTCTAACACCCGCTACCAATGACTTACAAAGAATGGATAATTAAGACGGTCGGCAGATTCCAGCTAACGGCGGACGACGTGGATTTGATACTTTGCAACCAAAGTAACCTTATCCCCGACCCGGACGCACCGGTAGACGTACGGAAGGCAAAAACGGCCATTTGCCGCGAGTTTACAACGCTTATCCCCCTTGCCAATATCGGGGAAGGCGGGTATTCCATTAGCTGGAATTGGGAAGCTATAAAACTTTGGTATAACGCGGCTTGCGCCGAATTAGGCATTACGCCGGCCAGCAAGCCCAAAATTCGGAATAAAAGTAACGTATGGTAACGACTTCCTACCAATACCCGCAATACCTGTACGCCTTGCAGCACAACGGCGAAAGCGTCCAATTACCTAACGGTTCTTGGGAAACGCCCGCCGCCGCATGGGAGTTAAAAGCAGCTTGCCGGGAAGAAACCAACGGTAAAGGTTCGACAATTCAGACCGCCGACGGAGAAACCCGCGTATTCGCTTCGCTTATCCAGCTACCGAAAGGTACGGCCAAAATTCCCGAAGGCACGCAGGTAATTGTAACGCGGGAAGAAGTAGAGGTTAGCCAACTTGCGAATACCGATTTTGTCGAAGCGGCCAAAGCAACGGGCTTAGTTGTAGTAACCGGAACTTGCGAAAAGTTCGACCCCGGCCGGCTTCATTGCCGGTTATGGATTTAACACAGATAGCTATGCAAAGTATAGAAACCGATGATATTCTTTTCGAGATTCTGAACGCTTCGGTCGAATTGAAAAAGGCCCTTCGCGGCGGAATATACGTGCAGGGCGAACGGCCGGATAATTCCGGGAAGGAAGACGTAGTAATTAACAACCTATTCCTTAACCACGAAGTACCGCAAACCGGAACTTCAAACGTAAATATCCACGTCCCCGACAAAAAGGAAAGGATATGCCGAGCCGAACAATTTAAGGCGAATAGGGAGCGAATACGCGAACTAACGGCTATTGTTTTATCGGTTCTAAAATCGGCGAACATTACCGGGCTGACTATTCGTGTTTCTACGGAAACCATAATTAAAGAACCGGGCATTAACGAGCATTACAACAACTTGCGGGTAGAATGGAACATACAGCGAACTAATTAAAATTTACGACAATGGCAGAAGCAAAGAAAACTTATACTATCGGCCTTTCCAAGATTGAGGTAGGCACAATTGCCGAAGACGGCGGTATGGGGGACACTTTGGCGGTATTGGGTTATACCTACCAAGACACCTGCACGATGACGCAGGAAGACCCGGAAACGACCGACCACTACGCCGAAGAAGTGGACGACCCCGTAGTAAGCATTAGCCGGGGCGGGAAGACGAACTTTAACTTTTCGATTATGAACCCTTCGGTTACGGTTCTTGCCGACCTTTTGGGCGGGACAGGAACGGCCGGCAACGGTTCCGATACGCAGGATAAATGGGAAGCCCCGGATAAAATCCCCGTAGTCGAAAAGTCGGTACGCATTACCCCGGAACAGGGCCTTAAATTCGAGATTCCGCGCATGAAACTCGTAAGCAAGATTAACGCGACTTTCAGCAAAAGCGGTATTCTTCTTATCGAGGTCGCCGGTACCGTATTGCAGCCGACCAAAACAGGAATTAAGAAAATGACCGCTACACTTATGGCCGGCGAAAGCGCATAGGGATAAAGCGGGGAAAATCCTTGTTCGAACCCGAAAGCCCCCCAAATGAAAGTTTCGGGGGGCTTTCTTAGTATAAAACGATATGAACGAAGATAACATAAGAGAAAAAACGGATTTTGAGTTAGAGCGCGAAGAACTTAACCTTTTGGTAAAGCAGGGTATAAAGTTCAGCGTTACGCACAAAGTTCGCCGACGTAAGAAAGGCGTTAAAGGGTTCTTTCAACGCCCCGAAGTAGTTACGGTAAAAGAGGATTTCGAAATACAGGAACCTACGCTTTCGGTTCTTGACAGGCTTAGCGCGATATGGGTAGAAATGGAAGTAAACGAAGACCGACTTACGGCCGGCGGAACGGAAACCTTGGCGGAAGCTAAACGGATAGCCAAAGATAACGCCGCACGTATGGCCCGAATAATCGCTATTGCTGTATTGGGTGAAGATTACCACGTTACCGAAGTTGGTACGGGCGGACGGATTAGGAAATATAACGACGATAAGGAGTTAGACCGGCTTACGGCTCTTTTCTTCCACACTATAAAGCCTTCCAAATTGGTAGGGCTTTCCGAAGCCATAACCAGCGTAAGCAACTTAGGGGATTTTATAAACTCTATGCGATTGCAGAGCGGCGCAAGGACGACCCAACCGAGGACGGAGCGCATAGAGTAACCGGGCTAAATAGTCCTTATGGCCGCCGGGGTTCGATTTGCGCCCACCTTGGCTGGACTTGGGATTACTTACATCACGGCGTAGCATGGGCCATTGTGCAACGGTTGTTAATTGACGCGCCAAGTATTGCCGACGACGAAGACGGAAGCACAGATACCAAAGCGACCAAGATAACCAGCGAGAACGCCGAAAGTATTTTACAACAAATAAATAACCTTATCCGATGAATATAAAAGGCGGTGCCTTGGAGTTCGATATAATTGCGAATAACGGGCAAATAAATAGCGCATTGGACGAAACCAAAAGGCGAATACAGGGGTTCACGGACGCGACCGTAGAAGGTGGCGAACAAATGGAAGCCGCCTTTAAGGAAATTGCCGCCCAAATCGACGCAGCATTTAGAGATATAGACGCTATGGCGGCAACCCATAGTAACGCTATTTCCGATTTGAAAAAGGAATATGCAAGACTTGGAGCCGAAGCCGGGGGCGTATATAGCAAGATTTACGGACAGTCGGGACACAGAACCGACGAACAAAAGAAGATAGCCGATGAAATAAAGCTACGCGAACGGCTATTACAAGAAATTGGAGAATCGGCCGACGCACTCGCCGAGGAAGAACGCGCATTTAAGAAGCGTTACGAAGAAGTACAGAAGAACGCAGCAGCGCAAAAGACCTTCCGCACCCAGCTACGGGAAGTACGCGAGGAATTGGCCGCTATGGAACTTGCCGGCGAAACCAATTCGGAAGCGTACGCCAAATTACAGGCACGGTTCGGTCAGCTTAGCGAAGCTATGGACGCAGTAACCACGCAGGCTAATATTTTGAAGAAAGGCGAACGCGGCTGGGAAGGTCTTATTTCCGGTATTTCCGGCGTTGCCGGTGCCTTTTCCGCCGCCCAAGGTGCGGTAAGCCTGTTTGCCGGCGAAAACGAGAATATGCAAAAGATTATGGTTAAAATTCAGTCTTTAATGGCTATAACCATAGGCTTACGCGAAGTTCAGTTAATGTTAGACAAAGACGAAGCATTTATGTTAGTAACGCTTCGTAAGGCAAAAGACCTTTATACGGCAGCTATTACCCGTATGAGCGTTGCGCTGGGTATTTCTAACGTTGCGGCAAAGGCGTTAATGGCTACTCTTACCTTGGGGCTTTCGGTAGCGATTACAGCGGTAATTACCCTTGTATCGAAGTACATAAGCAAAACGAGGGAAGCCAAGAAAGCGCAAGAAGAATTTAATTCGAAGGTCGTAGAAACGGCCGTAGAACCCATAGCGGCTATTAACGAACTTGCCTACGCTTGGAATAAGCTCGGCAACGACATGAACGCGAAAAACAAATTTATCGAAGACAATAAAGACCGCTTCGATGATTTGGGATTTTCCATTAGAACGGTAAAAGACGCGGAAGATTTGTTAGTAGCCAATAAATCCAAGTTTATAGAAGCCTGTTTACAGCGTGCTAAGGCTTTGGCCGTACAGGAATTGGCCGTAGAAAAATACAAGGAAGTATTACAGGCCCAGCAGGAATTAGAAGCCACCCCGAAAGCGTATGTATCGAAGAAGGGAACCTATACGGACGGTTACGGCGTGCAGCGAAAAGGGGTTGTTTTGGAAAAATCCAGCAATTGGCAGAAGGCAGAAGCAGCCGTAGAGAAGGCCGAAAGAGAGTACGAAGCATTGGTACGCCAGCAAGTAGAATTTTCCGATAAAGAACGCGAAATATTGGCTTCCATAGGTGCCGGTTCGGAGCAAATAGCGGAAAGCAGTATAGCGGCTTTGGAAAAGACTATTTCCGCCTTGAAAACGAAGTACAAGGAAGCGGCCACCGATACGGAACGGACGGCGTTGTTAAAGCAAATCCAAGAGCAGGAAGCATTACTTAAAAAAATGGACTTAACGGCCACCGATACCGGCGGCGATAAGGAGAAAGACCCGTTTACGGAGAAGTTAGAGCAACGAAAAAAGAAATACCAAGAGTACGCCAATTGGCTAAATTCCACGAACGAAGATATACGGAATAGCGCGAAGACGGAATTTGCCGGATTATTGGCCGAAGGCGAAAGTTACGAAGCCTACCTTAAAAACCTTAAACGGGAGTTAGAAGCATTGCCGGAAACAGCCGACCGGAATAAGAAAATTTCGGTAGTGTCTAACGAGCTTGTAAGTATCGAAAAAGATACTTACATGGACGGTTATACCAAGAGTTTGGAAAAACAGATTTCGTTAGCCGACACCCTTGTAGAAAAATTGGCGATTATCGCCGACAAACGTAAAGAACTTGAAACGGACGATAGCGGACTAACCAAGGAAAAGGGGGCCGTTTTAGACACCGAGCAAGCGAACATAGCGACGCAGGCCCAAGAGGACTACACGAAGGCCATGCGCGATTATAACGACTATTTGCAAAGTAAAATAGACGCGGAATTATCGTACCAAACCCGCCGTAGGGAATTGGAAATAGCGATAGAGAAGGAAACGGACGCAGAGCGAAAAAAAATACTTGAAACGCAGTTAAAAACGCTCGATACCACCCAGCAGTTAAAGCAGACAACGGACTACGACGCATTGGTAGAGGAATACAAAACCTATCAGCAGAAATGCGCCGATATATCCGCCCAATACGACGAAAAAATTGCCTTGGCGACCGAGCAAAAGAACGAAGAATTAGTAGCGAAGTTGCAGGAAGCCAAGAATAAGGCTCTTTCGTCGGCCGCATTGCAGGAATTGCAGGATTCCGGGGCTTGGGAACAACTTTTCGGAAACCTCGACGACCTTACTACGGCGCAAATACAGGCTCTTATAGCCAAAATCGAAGCACAGAAGGCCCAATTAGGCGTAGAACTCGACCCGAAAGACTTAGACGTAGTTTTAAGCAAGCTACGGGAAGCCAAGGACGAAGTACAGACCCGCAACCCGTTTAAGGCCCTTTCTACGGCTTTGAAGGACTATAAGAAGGACGCAAGCAAAGCGAACCTATCCGAAGTATTCAAAAGTGTAGGGGCTACGGCCGATTTGGTAAAAGGTTCGTTCGACGCGGTTACGGGTGCGCTTTCGAATATGGGGCTTGCCGGCGACGAAGTAACCCAGCAGCTTTTAGGCGACATCGGCGAAATGATAGGTTCCGCCGGGCAGTTGGCTACCGGTATCGCAACCGGCAACCCGCTGGGGATTATACAGGGTAGTATCGGCCTTATTTCTTCCGCGTTCGAAGTGTTCAACTTCCGCGACCGCCGGGCCGAACGTGCCATTAAGAAGCACGCGGCCGCCGTCGAAGAATTGGAACGAGTGTATAAAGCACTCGAACACGCCGTAGATAAGGCGTTAGGCGAATCGGTTTACGACAACCAAAAGGCCCTTATCAACAATATGCGCGAACAACAAGCGCACTTGCGGGCCATGTGGCAAGAGGAAGAAGGGAAGAAGAAAACCGATAGCGGCAAGGTAAACCAATACAAGGAACAATACGAAGAATTAGGCCGCCAAATCGAAGATACCATAGCCGAAATTACGGAAAGCGTTACGCAGACTTCGGCGAAGGACTTGGCTACACAATTGTCCGACGCGATAGCCGAAGCCTACGCGGACGGATTCAATAGCGACAATGTAAAAAATGCGATTGAAAAGGTTACGAACCAAGTATTAGGTAATGCCGTAAAGAACGCCTTAAAGAAACAATTTCTTGAACAGCAGCTACAAAGTGCCGTAAAGCAGTTGCAGCGCGATATGGGTTTCGATGATGAAGGCGGCGGTTCCTTCGACGGCTTGACCCCGGAAGAACAACAGCGTTTTAAGGATAGGGTAAACTCGATAGCCCAAGGGTACGCCGAAGCCTTGAAATTGTACGAAGACCTGTTTAAGGATTTGGACGATACAGGCGACCCCACTACGAGCCTATCGGGTGCGATTAAAGGAGCCAGCCAAGAGAGTATAGACCTATTGGCCGGGCAAACGAACGCCGTGCGTGTAAACCAAGTACAACAAATAGAAGTTTTGCGCCAGCAGCTTATACACCTTGCCAATATCGACGGCAAACTAAGCGTATCGAACCGGCACCTTGAACAGATAGAAAAAAATACTTCGGGAAGCGCGTCCGACCCGTTACGGGCGCAAGGAATAACAATGTAGCGATATGAAAGTAAATAAACAATTGGCCCGCGACGCCAAAAAGAAAGGTATTTGCGAAGAATGGTACGACCGCCTTATAGATACTAAGGAGAAAGACAAACTTATAAAAATGTACCTTGAAGGTATCGACTTCTGCCTAAGCAACGAGTACCCCAGCAATGAATTTATACGCCGGTACTTCGTAGGCACTTGCGAAGCCTACGGCGTATTCCTCGACCGAGCTATTACGGCCGGAAACTTCCGGCATGTAGTAGCCCTTGGGCATTGCGAGGGTACAGCCACTTACGACGGTTGGAACGTCGGGCAGGTATTCGTAAAGCACCAAAGCCGGTTAAAGGTTCTTGCTACCGGTAATTCCTTCGTCATGGTAGACGTATTCGACGATACCACCGTAGAGGTAGAAGCGCGGGACAACGCGAAGATTTGCGTAAACCATTACGGCGGGAACTTGACGACCACCACCGGCGACGGCGAAGGGCACGCGACAATAAAAGTTATTCGTAAAACGACTAAAACGTATTGATATGGCAGACGAAAGTAACATTATCCTAAATATGCCTTTCGATGAAGCGGCCGGTTCTACCGTTGCCTACGATTACAGCAAGACACGGGCGGACGGTACGGTAGTAGAAGCGGACTTTACCGGCGGAAAGCAAGGCAATTGTATAAAGTTCGACGGTAACGGGCATTGCGATATAGACAAAAACGTAATTCCCCTTACCGGAAACTTTACCCTTCTTGCTTGGTTGAAGCGTTCGGCCTTCCCGGACGGTTTTACAGGCAAGCGTATCGGATTTTTCGCACGGTGGGAAGCGTTGGAAGGTTATACGGAAGCGTGGTTTAATCTTGCGGCCGATACTTGGGGCTATTGGGTTATCGTCAAAGAGGGCCTAACAATCCGCATTTACCTTGACACCGCATTAGTGCAGACCATTACGCTACCAGCCCAGCCTACCGGTTTCGCTATCCTTCAAGACATTTATACGACCGCCAACGGTTACGGTTGTATCGACGAATTGAAGGTATATAACACCGCCTTGACGCAGGCGGAAATTACCGATAGTATCGCTACGGTGGCGCAATTGGCTTACAGCATAGACGGAACCGATTTTAAGGCTTGGGATATTTATGTAAGCGAAAGTAGCGGCCTTCTTGACCGGCCCAAGATGAAAGCCCCGGTTTCCGTCGATTGGCCGGATTATCACGGGGAGATAGTAGACCTTGAAAACAAGATACTGCAACCCCGCGAAATAACCCTTAATTGCTTTATGAAAGCTAACGGGAAAGTAGACTTTGTTACGAAGCTAAACGATTTCTTAGACGTGTTCAGCCGGCCCAATACCCAGCGGCTTATGGTGGATATACACCCTACGAAACCGTTGCTTTACGAAGTCTATAACGAAAACGGGGTAGCCATTAGCAAGCGTTGGAATGACGACCTTATGGTAGGAACCTTTACCTTGAAGTTGAAGGAACCCGACCCGGTAAAGCGTATCGTACGGCACCAGCGTTTAAGCAATGATACGAAGACGCTAACGATTACCCTAACCAGCAAGAAAGCGGTTACTATTTTTTGGGGCGACGGAACCCAAACGAACGACGTTTACGGAACCGACGTAATAACCAGCCACGAATATACGACCGACGGAATTTTTTACGCCATTGTCGCCGGCGTTATCGAAGAAATAGAAAGTTTCACTACTAACGGTATTATCGTATGGAACAAATTATAGTAAGACACCCGGACGGGACTACGGCCCTTTTGACCTCACGGGCGCGTAAATCCGGCGTTACCAAGGCCGAACAGAGTATTACGCTGTTGGGGGCCGATACGGTGGCGATAACCGTTAAAAGTGCCACGCCCTTAACCTTCCATTTGGGCGACCAAATAGACGTTTACGGGAAGACCTATACCCTTAACCAGCTTCCGGGAATTAAGAAGACCGGAAACCGGAACTTCGAATATACCCTTACCTTCGAAGGGGTGCAGTACGAGTTAATCGACGCGCAATTTTTGTTACCGGACGATACCGTATTAGACAGCTTTACGGGCGATTTGGAAGACTTCTTAGGTATTCTTATCGGGAACCTTACCCGCGTATATCCGGGTAAATGGGTGTTAGGCGTTTTCCCGGCCGATACGGAGTTTAAGACGCTAACCTATACGGAAAAGAATTGTTTGGAAGTGTTGCAAGACCTTTGCGAGCAATACAGCACCGAATTTGAGATTACCCAAGCTAACGGCGTTCGTACGCTCAATATCAAAACGGCCGGGGTAAACTTCCCCTATACCTTCCGGTACGGGCGTACCGGCGGGCTTTACGAATTGACGCGCCAAAACATCAATTCCAAGAACGTAGTTACCCGGCTATACGTCTACGGCGGTAGTAGCAACCTTGGGGACAAATACCGTTATACCCGCCTTTGTCTTCCGGGCAAGGCTAAGAACGCTTCCTATATTGAGGACGCGGCCGCTATTGCGGCTTACGGTTTGAAGGAGAATACAAAGATATTCGACGATATTAAACCCGAACGTTACGGCGAAGTAACCGCCGCCGGAAGCGCGTATTATGCCTTTAAGGACGCTACTATGAACTTCGACCTTAACGAAAAGGATAGCACGGGTAATACAAAGTGGCTTATCGACGGAGTGAACGCAAAAGTAAAGTTCACTACCGGAAACTTGGCCGGCTATGAATTTGACGTACACAAGTACGACCACGCGACGAAAGAAATACAGGTAGTACCGTTCACGGACGAAAACGGCATGAAGTTCCCCAGCGAAACAAGTGCGGCGTTTCAGTTCGGCGTAGGCGATAAGTATTTCTTCACGGATATAAATTTGCCGGACGCTTACAAGACCGAGGCGGAAAACAAACTACTTTCGGAAGGGAACAAAGCAATAGCCGGGTATAGCCAGCCGCAAGTACAGTACGGGTTAAGTATCGACGAAAATTTTATACGTCAGTTCGCCGGCGAATTGACCGTAGTAAACCTTTTCGCCGTCGGCGATTATATCCCGGTGGAAGATGAAGATATAGGCGTAAACAAATCGGTACGAATTACGGCCTTTACGCGCGATTTGCTGCGGGAATACAAGTATAATATAACCTTGGGAGACAGCGTAACCAAAACGACGATTACCCGCGTTATCGAAGACTTGCAGAAAATCGACAATGTTATAGAGATAAACGACCTTGCCGACCCGTCGAAGGCCCGCCGCAATTGGAAAGCCAGCCAAGAAGTATTAGCTAACGTGTTCGACCCCGAAGGCCACTATTACAGCGAGAAGATAAAGCCGCTTTCGATTGAAACGACCATGTTAGCCACCGGTGCACGTTCCCAGCAGTTCGTATTACAGAACACCCGCTTTGAACCGAACTACGAAGGAAATCCCAATACGGTAAAGGTGGTAGGCGGTACGTTGGTTCACTACACGATAGCGGAAACCGTAAAGAGTTGGCAGCTAAATACGGCCACCTTCTCGAACCTTGTAAGCGGGACGGTGTACTACATATACGCCCGTTGTCAAAAGACCGGTACGGCCGGAAACATCGTTTTCGATACAGTACAGCGAAAGGTAGACAGCGACCCGACATATTACTATTTCTTGGTGGGAAGCCTAAGCAGCGCGATAACGGACACCGACGGAAAGCGGCCGGCGCGTCTTATTGCCCTTACTTATGGCGCGACTACTATTAACGGGCGATTTATTACTACCGGGCGAGTTCAAACGGGCGACGGGAATACATATATAGACCTTGACAACAACCAATTTAGGATAGGTAATGCAAGCCGGGCAATAGAATACAACGTAAATAATTCCGGTACCGTGAAAATCACGAACGCAACGGTAGAACTTAAAAATACCGGCGGGCAAACAATGGTTTATTTTAGCGGTACGGACGGTTCCGGGCAACTTGCCAAAGGTAATATAACTTGGGACAAAGACGGTAATTTGAAGGGTAAAGGCGGTACGTTTACGAATGTAAAAGTTACCGGTTCTTTGCGAAATCCGTTTACGGAAGCAGATGATTCTTTCGATACCGATTATAGCGATAATGTTGTACTACTTTCGAGTGGGGGCGGGTGGATTACAGCATATAGTTTACCTTGGGATTTGGGACAAAGCGGCCGCCGTATCTGTATCGTAAACTATCGTTGGGGAAATACAATCAGTAGCGGGTGGGCGGCTATTTCCGCCCCTACGGGAAAGTATTTTTATGAAAACGGCATATCCAAATCGGAGTTGCAAATGAGCCGCGAAGTTATAGAGTTAATGGGCTATGGCGATAATAAAACCTTTTTCGGGTGGATAGTTATGCGCCGTATAAATATGATGACGACCTCGCGGTACGGTCGTAATTTGAACGTATTGGCGCAAGGTATGGTTTCCGGGTATTCTTCGGGGGCTTCTATTTCGTACAAATCATTTGACGACGGCAAATTATCCGTTAGCAGATTGGGCGAAGGCCGATATAGGGTAAGCGTGCCTTCTAATTGGGGGGTGATTGCAGGAAGTTATATAGTTATGGCAACAGGGAAAGGATATTCTGCCGGTAGTTCTTCCGCACCAATCAAAGCCACCGTAGTAAACTTGCAATCTACTTACTTCGATATAGATACCAGCGACGACGCAAGCCGTAACGACGGTTCATTTATGTTTCAGATTATCAATTTGAACGATTGGCTATAAAGTGAGTTTTTAATATTTTACCAACAAGCGTATTATTATAATACGCAAGTAGGTATTTTTGTGTAACTTAAAATTCGACGAAATGAGTACAACGAGAGGGGGCGAAACGGTTTCCGCCCAAATCGGAAGAATTGGCCCCATTGAAGGGCTAAGTACGGGTAACTTCAAAATGGAAGATACGCCGTTTAACATTAAGAACGACGGAGAAACCGCCGTAGTTCTTGAAGTAAACCTTTGGGGCATGGAGCCGGGCAAGTTCGTAGCTACACGCTTCGAAACTGGCTGGAACCCCGAAATAGTCCGCGAGATTAAGCAAACGAGTATTAACGCTACCCTTATTTGGGGGTACTAAATCTTATACGGCTATGGGTTTATTGATTGGAGTAGGAAACACGAAGCCGACGTTTCCCTACGATTACTACTACGGTATAGAATGGGATTCTAACGTAGCTTCTTCGGCTTGTACCCGGATAGGCCGGCCGGAGCTTCACGTTTCGCTGCCTATTCAAAGTAAAATGCGCCGTTGTATCTTGCGCGATAACGGAACGGTGGCTTACTACCTTCATGCGAACGACAGCACCAAGCGCGATACAGGAGCCGCCGCCAAACTTGACGGTACCGACGGGCAGGTAATGGTAGAAATTCCGGCCCACTACCGCAAGTTCGAAGTAGACGGTACTAAATTCCGTTGCCTTCTTTCCGAACACGCATTACCGGGGTTCCACTTGGTACCGCTTGCCTATCGTTCGGCTTATGAAGCAGCCGTAGACCGTACCGTATCGGCTACGCCGAAACTTGCAAGCGTCGTAAACACTTCTACGGCTTTCCGGGGCGGTAACAATAATTCCTCTTGGGACGGAACATATAGAAGCCTTTTAGGTATGCCGGCTACATCTATCAGCCTTACCAACTTTCGGAAGTATGCACGAAACCGGGGGAATGCCGGCAAGAACGGGGCCGGTTGGAATTGCGACGTTTACGAGGTACAAAAAACTTGCTGGTGGCTTTATGCCGTCGAATACGCTAACTTTAATTGCCAACTTGCCTATAACGCGGAACCCACGAGCGAAGGATATAAGCAGGGCGGATTAAGCCAAGGCGTTACCAATATGAGCGATTGGAACGGCTATAACAGTTATAATCCTATGGTCCCTTGCGGGGTTACTAATTCTTTGGGGAACAAAACCGGCGTAGTAAGCTATACTTACAAGAAAAGCGACGACACCGACGGCCAAACCCTTAGCGTACCCAGCTACCGAGGTTTGGAAAATCCTTTTGGGCACGTTTGGAGTTGGACGGACGGCTGTAAGTGCAATATTCAGCCGGACGCAAGCGGCGGACTAAGCGAATTTTTCGTATGTACCGACCCAGCTAAGTATCAAGATAGCGACTATACCGACTACGAAAAGCGCGGCGAGTTACCCCGAAAGGAAGGCTACGTTAAAATTATGATGATTGGCGAGTACGGCGAGAATATGCCGGTAGAGGTAGGCGCAAGTTCTACTACTTACTTCGCCGATTACTTCTATACGAACGTAGCAAGCAATACCGGACAAAGGGGCGTGCTTTTCGGCGGTTATGCGCATAACGGCGCGCTTGCCGGCTTTTCGTACGCGTATGCGTCTAACGCGGCTTCGTATACGAATGCGCATGTCGGCTCCCGGCTTTGCTTTTTACCCGCTTGAAACGACACGCAACGGAACGCATTTAACAAAGGTTTAATTACGGCGGGCTTTCGAATTAGCCCAAATAAGGACGAATGCCCGCCGTTCAATTTTTCGCAAAAATGGAAAACAACAACAGACAGGACGACGGAAGTTTGGCTTTCTTGCAGATTGAGCCGGACGCGAATAACAAGCATTTCAACTGCCCGGAAACGAACCAGCAAAAGTTAATCAATCTTTCGTTTTGGGTTGTAGACTATTTGGACGACGTTAAAACGAAGTTCGGAAATAATCGCTTCTTGGTTAAGATTAAATTCAACCGAGAAGACCCGGATAATGAAGCGCGGAAGTTCTTTACCAATTCGCAGGAAATTAAATATATCCTTGGGAAGATTAAGGAGCGTAACGCCTTTCCGCGTAAAGTAACTATGCGGGCTTCGGGTACAAGGTATTATTTCGAATAGAAATATAGGCGGTTTACCCTTGGGGCGTGCTTTTCGGCGGTAATGCGAATAACAGCGCGAATGCCGGCTTTTCGTACGCGAATACGAATAACACGGCTTCGAATACGAATACGAATGTCAGCTCCCAGCTATGCAGATTTTTAACGGGGTAAAAACCTTGCCACTTGGCAAAAAACAACAACTATTTAAGGGGTATTAGTAGGGATTCCCGAACGTTCCCTAAGAAATCAGCAAACGAGTAACGCAATGAAGCGAATAGGTAACTTGTACGAAAAGATTTGTTCTATCGAGAACTTGCAGCTTGCGGACGAAAAGGCCCGTAAGGGGAAGTTACGCACGTATGGAGTTATCGAACACGATAAAAACCGGGAAGCGAACCTGTTGAAGTTGCGCGAAACCTTGCTAAACGGTACTTTCCATACATCGAAGTACGACGTATTCACTATTTACGAACCCAAAGAACGGGAAATATACCGCTTGCCTTATTTTCCCGACCGTATTTTGCACCACGCTATAATGAACGTCTTAGAGCCTATTTGGGTTTCGACCTTCACGGCGGACACTTATAGCTGCATTAAGAACCGGGGGATTCATGCGGCCGCGAAGAAGGTAAAAGAAGCCCTACGGGAAGACCCGGAAGGTACTACGTTCTGTTTGAAATTGGATATTCGCAAGTTCTATCCTTCGATTAACCACGACGTGCTAAAATCCATTCTACGCCGCAAGTTGAAGGATAAAAGGCTACTTTGCCTGCTTGACGAAATTGTAGATTCGGCGGACCTATCGGAAACTATCTAAGCCAATATTTCGCTAACCTCTATTTAACCTACTTCGACCATTGGATAAAGGAGCAGAAAGGCGTAAAATATTACTTCCGCTATGCGGACGATATTGTAATACTTGCGCCCGACAAAGCCTACCTTCATTCCTTAATGGGCGAAATTAGGGAGTATTTGGGGGACTTGAAATTAGAGGTTAAAGGGAACTGGCAAGTTTTCCCCGTAGCGGCTCGCGGTATCGACTTCGTAGGATATGTATTTTTCCACACGCATACCCGAATGCGAAAGGGCATTAAAAAGACCTTTTGCCGGCGGTTGGCGAAGATTAACAAGCGGAAAAGGCCACTATCCGAAAAGGACTTTAAGCAGGCTATTTGCCCTTGGTGGGGTTGGGCGAAGTCTTGCGATAGCAAACACTTGATTAAGAAACTTTCTAAAACATCGAAGTATGAAATCAAATTCAAACGATAGACCGCCCATTTTGCAAGATTTGGGTAACGGAAGTTGGCATTACAACTACAATATTACCGAAGTGGAAGTACAGCCGGAACCTATGGCCGAACAGGAAGGCGAACAGGTGCCAGCCGCAAGGAAGGCGTACGACTACGACACGGTGGAAATATGGGGCCGACCGGATTACGACAAATGCGTAAAGGCCGTTTTACGTTCCCGCCGGGACGAAACCGAAGAATTTAGCCTTATCAACAAGTATAACGCTTTTGTGCTTGGGCTATCGACGGACGAAACGGACAAAACGGAATACGAAGCCTACCTTTCCGAAGTCATCGCGGTAAAGGCTATGGTTCGGGCCGATTTGCAGGAAGCAGGAATAGAAGTTACGGGGTCTAAATTGTAGCAGCTATGGAACAGAAAATAGAAAAGGGTATCGGCTTTCTTCAAAGGTTAATAGCCTTGCAAAACAAATACGGCTTTTTCTCGATTATCAAAGGGTTGTTTATCCTTCTGCTATCGGGGTACGTCGTATTCTTCGCGCTTAATCCTACTTACTTGTTGGATAAAATAGAGAACGCGAAAACGGAGCAGCACGAAGACGCAATAGCCAAGCGTATAAAATCAGATACCGAAATACGCCTTATTTTGGAACGGTTGTTAAACAAATCCGAAGCCGGCCGGTCGTGGCTTATCGAATTTCATAACGGAAATTCTAATTTGGGTTCCGGGTTGCCGTTCCTATTCGGTTCTATGCGATTGGAAACGACGAAAGACGGCGTTTTAGGGGTGGAAGAAGAATACGCGGATTTTAGCCTTTCACGTTATCCGTTGCTCGCTAAGGTCTTGGAAGACGGTTATTTCTACGGCAGTATCGAAGATATTAAACCCTTAGACCAAAAACTGTATTTCAAAATGAAATCCAATAACGTAACCGAAGTAGCACTATTGGCTATATACAAAGGAACCGCCCCCTTGGGCATTGTCGGCCTAACCTATTGTAATACCGAAATGGACGCGCAAAAGGTCGGTATGTTGATACGCAAGGCCGGGGTTCAGATAGCTACGTTATTGTCCTAAAACTAATTCGATATGGCAGACGTAAGAAAACTTTTACCCTTCATTTTGAAGTGGGAAGGCGGGTTTGTAAACGACCCGCTGGATAAGGGCGGCGCAACCAACAAGGGCGTAACTATCGCCACTTGGCGCAATGTAGGCTACGATAAGGACGGGGACGGCGATATAGACGTAGACGACCTTAAACTGCTTACGGAAGACGACGTTTTGAACCGGGTATTAAAGCCCCACTATTGGGACAGGTGGAAGGCCGACGACATCGCAAGCCAGCCGGTCGCCGATATTTTGGTGGATTGGGTCTGGGGTTCCGGTGCGAACGGTATTAAGATACCCCAGCGCATATTAGGAGTACAGGCGGACGGTATCGTAGGCCCGAAGACCTTGCAAGCCGTCAATAACGCCGACCCGCGCACGTTGTTCGACGCTATTAAGGCCGAGCGCGAAGCCTTCCTTTACCGGATTGTGGAACGCGACCCTTCGCAAAAGCGGTTTATCAAAGGTTGGCTTAACCGGCTTAACGCCCTTAAATTTTCGGAAGCATGATAGACACCCTTATAGTTGTCGTAGTTCTTTCCTTATCGGGTGGCCCGGCAGACAAACCGGCAGATAAGCCGAAAGACCGGGCCGCCCTTATCGAGCGGCTAAGGGGTGAATTTCGAGAAGCGGCACAGAAAGCAGATGAAGCGACCAAAGAAGAACAGGCGCGAATACTCGATTTGTCGGATATGCGCCGAATAGTAGAAGAACTTGAAAAGAACAGCGTAAAGAGAACGGAGAAAAAGCAATGAGAAATTTATATCTTATAGTTTTGATTTTCGCCGTATTGCTTACCGGTTGCAGCACGCCGCGAAAGTTGGCCGGTAGCACGAAGGAAACGGCTAAGACCGAGGAAAAGCGGGACGAAACGACAGCGGCCGAAATTCGCCGAACCGTAGACAGCACAAAAACCGAAGGCGTAGAAGTAACCTATACGAAAATCGAGTTTTTCCCACCGGAACCCGATACCCTGCCGGCAAAGCAGGGCACTATGAAGACGGGCGGCCCGTCTAAGACGGTTGCAGACACGCCCAAGAACCGGCCGAAGGAACCGAAAGAGAAGCAGCCGCCCGATACCGGAAGGCAGGGAGCTATTAAGAGTATCGAAACATTCACGGTAAAACAGAATACCGAAGCGACCGGGGTAACACAGGAAGAACAGAAGACGGAAACGACCAAGGCGGAAAAAGTGAATACGGACACCGATAAGGAAGCCGATATTACCGAGAAGCCGGCGGCCGACCCGTACAGGTGGCGTTACATTTTCGGGATTTTGGTATTATTGGCGGTTGCCTTTTTCTTTCTTCGGAAGACGAAAATATTTACCGCCGTAGTTGGCTTCTTCCGTAAATTGTTTTAGCAGGGGAAAAGGAAAGCACCCAAAAGGGCCTAAAAATGGGTTCCTTTTTGGGTGCCTTACTTGTAAAACCTTAATAGTTAAGGTTGTCAGCGGAGAGGGAGGTTCCTTTAACGCAATAGAATACATTTCTCCATTAGTCATATACACTTCAATATCTCCGTTATAGGCAGTCCTCGGTGTAATCATTTGATTAATAATAGCATGTATTATTACACCATTAAATACTTTACCTAAAGAATTTGTTTCTGAAACCTTTTTGCTATCATATCCGATAGAGACCTGAAACCTTATATATCCTTCTCCGATTAATCCTACTGCTCCCTCAAGTGCCGGAAGAAGTAATGACAAAAGTCCTCCTCTGCCCGAAAGATTGTGTTGGGGAACTTCTGTACCAAATGATAGATAGGGACTCCAAGAAGATGCCTCATAATATAAATTGGTTGACACACCTATGTCATATAAAATATCGCTATCGAATGCTCCAATATACTCATAACCTGCCGGCGTATCTTCCCTTGATTTTACATTGTCATTCCACTCATATTCGTCGGTTTCCAAATTACGGATCCAATCTCTTCCATCCCGATCGATCATAGAAATCGGATTATTCCCACAGAAACAATATTGGGAATGGTTAATGTATTCATCCGCCAGCGGATCCTGCGAGAGCCACCGCCCGTTAAGTTTGTTGTAACAACGTGCGTCGTAGTCCGAGAACGGCAAGCCTGCGAATGCCTGATCTTCCTTGCCGTTGAAGCGGTCGCGGTTATCCGAAACAGGCAACGACGCGGTATTCCACCGTTTTCCGAACGGCTGGTAGTCGTTACGTTCGAGCACGTTATCCTTGTCTGTCGCCACGACACGCACGCTTCCCAGATGATCGGTCAGGAAATAACGAATCTCGGTGTCGTTGCCGGCTGTTGCCACGATCCTGCCGCTGCTGAACCCGGCACTTTCCAATCCAATTGTATTGGCATGCTTCTCATATACCAAAGAACCCAAATAGTACAAGCCGTTCTCTCCGACGTCCGTCACCGAAAGTTTCGTACCGTCTGCAAGATAACAATAATTTATGGCATTCGCATCGTTGTCCGAGGCATATTCGAGCAAATTCAGACAATTATATGACATATCCAGTCCTCGCTCCCAGTCTTTTGTAACGTTACCGTTCGCATCGTATTGATGCAGTTGAACGGTTAGGGGAAAAACGATCCCTTTCTTGGGGACAATAATCTCTCCGATACCTACGTCCTCCCGTTCGAAGACTGTTCCCGGACAATACGAAACAAGTCGATTCCCCGAATAATTATAGGTGCTGTTCGATACACAGGAGCCATTCTCATAACGAATAAAAGTTTGAAGGTTTCCATTGCGGTCATAGGTAAGGAAACGTTCGACATTCTGCTTGTTCAATTCCCCGTTCACATACTGAGTCGTGTTCGCCAGCCGCGAGAGGCCGTCGTAGGTGAAGACATATCGGTTCTGCGGGCCGTCGCCGGACGGGTCTCCCTTGTGCTGCCACTGCCACGAGGTGATATTTTCCGTATAGGAGTGTCCGAGCGACATGTCGAACAGCTCGCTGCTTTTCTTGGTCAGCCAGCTTCGGATGTCGTATTCCGACTGTTCAGCGATCGCCGACGTCCCCTCGCCCAGACGCCGCGCAGCAAGCCTTCCCAGCTCGTCGTACTCGTAGTAGACAACAGCCTCCTCGCCGCCGTTTACCTGTGTCGTCTCGTTTAATAACCGCCCGCGATCGTCGTAGGTGAAGGTGCGGTCGATGTCGTCGGTCTTGCCCGCGCGGGTGTAGCTTTCGCGTTGTGCGATGAGGTTTCCCACGAAATCGTAGCGCTTCGAGGTGCAGAGGATGCCGTCCTCGGTGTCGCGCTCGACAATCTGGATCAGACGTCCTTTGTAGTCGTAGTAGCAGGCGCGCTGTTGATAGCCCGTGATCGTATCGTTGGCCAGCACGGCGAGTTTCTCGTAGGTCAGCGAACCCGTGGCATTGTCGTAGCGCAGCGATTCACCGTCCGTGGCCGTCAGACCTTCTATCGACTGGAAATCGAGCCCTGCCGCCTGTACCTCCGATGGATAGGTGTCGTAAACATATTTCCGCAACGGTACCGAAGAGCCCAAATAGGGCGGTTCGACAGATTCGATCGGCTCACCGATCGAGACGCCAGCCTGAGACCTTATGGGGATCAATTCCGCTTCGACAGCGAGGCTCTGCTCCTGCACCCGTCCCAATGCATCGTACGAATAGCTTATCCACTGCTTCTTCGCGCGTAGATTGCCGTCCTGCGACACTCGAAGACGGTCTCCTTCGTCGTAGCGCATATACTCCGCCTCGCGTCCGGGCATTCGTTTCTCGACCATGAGGCCGCGATCGTTGTAGGTGTAGACGTAGCAATACTTTTCGGCGAAATCGTCGTCGACGGGGACTGTCAGCGAATCGCTGAGCAGGTAACTGCCTTCGGGCGTGACGACCCACCGCAGCCGGCCGTAATCGTCGTAGACGGAGTAGGTGTCGATCGGTTCGTCGTCATCGAACGTGCGGCTCAGCAGCGTCCGCCCCAGTCCGTCGGTGAAGCTCTGCACGACATGATCGTCGGGATCGGTCGTCACGGTGCATGAGAGCGTTCCGGCGTCGTGGCACCCCTCGCAGACCAGTTCGCCGTCGACGCCCACTGCGAGCCATCGCACCTCGTCGGTGTCGTTTGTCCGGTAATCGAACTCGGTGTAGAGGACTTCGTAGTCTTTCATGTAACCGGGCAACGCCTGCTTGCGTACGCGCCCGAGCGGCGACGCCTCGTAGACCTTCTCCGTGAAGGAGCGCTCATAGTCGGAGCTGTATCGTTCTTCATAATAGTTTCTCTGCTCCGAAATCGCCGTACTATTCGGCAGTTCCTCCTCGTCCGAATAATAAGTCGCCTCGAAAGGAAGGTAGGCCGTCGCATCGCTGCGCAGCAGGGCATCGTATACGATCGGCGTCACGATGTTGTACCCGTTGACGGAGGCTCGGACATTCGTCGTTTGCGACGGCAGTCCCAATCCGTTGTAATAGGTGATGTCGGTAATCGTCGTTCCGGTTTCGGAGATCGCCGTTCGGGTCTTGATCCAGTTCGATCCGGAATCTTGTGCCCCGATCCGTCCTGCGGAGCAGAGGAGGAAGGCAAATAAAAGAATATGTCGTTTCATGGGATTGCAGGATTTGTATTACTGGTCGAAGGAATATTCATACTCGTTTACGACCTTGCCTTTGTGGTCGCGCACGCGCATCAGGTGGTTGTGGGCGTTGTACTCGTAGGTGGTTTCACGTCCCGAAGGATCGGTCATCGAGGCCATCCCCACCAGCGGGATGTATGTCGCCGTGGTGACGTGCCACTCCTTGCGGCTGGTTCGCAGGCCGTCGAGCGCCGCAAGATCGCCCTCCGACAGCACGACCGAGGTACGGATACGCTCGACGGTCGCCGCACCCAAGGCGGTCGTCACCTCGTCGTATGCGGCGTTGCGGATTTCGGCCACGAGGTACTGACCCTTGTAGCCCCACAGATAACAGATCGGAGGCTGTCCCACGGCCTGCACCTCGCAAATGTTGCCGTCGGCGTCGTAGCGCAGCGACGCCCGTCCGATGTAATGCGTGTCGGGCGTATAGGCGCCTTTCCCGCCCGTAGAGCTGCGGTTCGAGAAGCGGAACGATGCGGGCGAGAGGTCGAGCGAAGCCAGCGTCGAGAGGCTGTCGGGACGCCCGTAGAGATCGTAGTGGAACGTATCGCCGTGCGTGACGGTCTCGTCGGTGTAGACGACCCGTTCGAGCGGGAGCGAGAGAAGGTTGCGATCGAGCATCGTCTGCACGCTCGACGGCAGGTAGTCTTCGGCGTAGAGCGTCCGCTCGGTGACGGTTCGTCCGTCGGCGTAGGTCGTCTCCTTGCGGCTGGCGGTATAGGGATTCGTGTCGTAATAATAGTTCGTCCGTCGGCGCAGGATGCGTCCGTCGTCTTCGCGCTGCTCGATAACCTCCTCCGAAAGCTGCATGCAACCCACGTCGATGGCATTGTAGGAGTAACTATATGTATTTTTATTGTCGTCGTAGGGTGAAGTTGTCAACCGAGGTTGTTCCCGTAAGGAGCCATTCGCTTCGATCTGTACATGCCGGGTAGTTGGCCAGACACGTCCTCTGAAAATTTTCTTAGCCGAGAGATACGGCATATAGGTATAATCTCTGCGGACGAGCCATTCGAAACGACCGTCGACATACTTGTATTGGATGACGGAATCGAGACTTCCTTGATGCCAAGATTCCATTTCCATGGGATAGGGACTTCCGGGGAGTGCTATTGCGGGGCGATTCAGCGAGCCCTCGAGCGGCGGATCGAGCGTATATTTGTAGACGGTTTTTCCGGACAGAACTCCACCTTCGCTTTGGTATTCGGCCACCTCGTCGTACTGGACATGGCTCCCGTCGTCGTAGTTGGTACGATACGTCGTATGAGGATAATATGTCCTGCAACGTAACCGCAGGGTGTTCGTTGTCGCTCCATTGTACGTCTCATAATAGACGATCGTCTGTAAGGTATGGCAATTACCCTGTTCCTCGCTCGTGTCGGGTTCATGACGAATGATGCCGTTGCCGCTTTCATTGGCTCCGTATTCGTAGTGTGTCTGTTTGAGCAACATACTGTCACGATCGAACGCACGGATGTCCCGAATGCGGTAACTCGAGATATAACGGTTTATGCCTGAGCGATCGCAGAACTGGTTGTGGTCGCAGTGGAACTCCGTATAGCCGCCTGTGGGATAGGTAATCGTAAGCAGTTTTTTAGGGGATGCCGTATAGAGATAAATCTCGGATGTGTAGTACGACGGAATATATCTCTCATATTCCGAAAGAGACGTATCGATCAATCTGTTACCGTGACGGTCTCGGGGTGAGCTGCCTTTCTCGATCGTCGTATAATGGCGTGCAATAGCAGGAATTCCGCGGTCGTAGCTGCCCATACGCGCATGTCCCCAGAAATCCGAGAAAGAATCTCCGTAGTGCATCGCTCCATACTCGAATCGATAACGTTGAGCGTCGATCGTCAGTGCGTTCAGGTAACGGCCGTACATCATGGCCAAATTTTCGTCGAGGTAATACCCCGTATCGATGGATTGTGTCAGCAGGATCGTCTTGCGCAGCACGCCTTGCAGATCGTAAACCTCGATACGTGTCAGAATGGGCCTGCGAATCGCTGTGCGATTGGAGTTGTATTGTTCGTAGACGAATTGCAGGGAACCGCCGCGGAATTCGATTCTGTCGATGTAATGGGTGTGTATCGTATTGAGGACTTTGTGGGCAAATTGTGCGCTTTCATCCTGTTCGGGCGCAGTTTCCATCTCCCAACCGTCGGCAATTTCATTGTCTCCTCTCAGAAAATAATCGCACGAAGTATTCATTCCGTAATGCAGCTCCTGTCGGGGCGCTCGAGCCAGCGATTCAAACATTGAAGAGCCGGAACCTGAAATCTCGGCATCGTCGTACAAATCGTGCGATCCCTCCAATTGTCGAACCAGATTGGATTCATAAGGTAGGTACGAGAAGGTGATCGCATCGCTGCCGTCGGCACTCTCGATACGAGTGCATTTCCATGCAGTCGGTGCCGGAGCCTCCATCGCGTTGAAATCTCGCACCCAATCGACGTACTGCGATGAGAAACTGTATCTTGTTCCGTCACTATCCACGATACTAAAATCTGTATTCCCGTTGCGGTTCGCATAATCGATCCTATCGCCGTTCATCGGTACGGTCGTCGGCCCCAGCTCTTTCTCGATGTAGAATGCACCGCTGCTACCGAGAAGCTTATAGTAAAACTTGTCGGGTTCTTCGTCTATATTCTTAATCCACATCGAAAAGAGATGTTGATCCGAAGGAATGATTTCGGGAGTATTCTTGTCGATATTGGTGTAGGATGTGCCCGTAGACAGATAACCCGAGGCGTGAAAATCATCACGGCCGTTGATGATGCGCGAGACCTGCAAGTCGCAGCTCAGCGACCATCCTGCGCCGGCCGCGCCGGCGAGCTGGTTCACTCGCGTGAAGTCGTCGAGGTGGAAACTCAGGTTCACGGGCAGCTCCAGCGATCCCGATCTGACGGTGTAGAGCGGGATCGAGATTTCGGGAATTCCCGTGCGGTGCGAAACGGGATAGTCGATGTACTTCATCATCGACACCGCCGACGGCGGATAGAAATGGACGTCCGTCAGATCGGACGTCTCCTGCGCCTGTACGGACGTCGCTCCGAGAAACAGGAACGACACGGCGCAACATACAAAGGCCGGATGCTTCATAGCCGAAAGGGTTTAGGTTAGAATGAGAATGTGTATGGAGTTCGGTTCGTAAACCGGAAGATGCGCCTTGAACAAAGATAGGGAATCTTTTCGGAAAAAGAGGATGAAATAGCAATGACAGAATTTTCGCAAACTGTTTCTAATCAATTTGTTGAAAAATAAAAATCTTACATTTTCCTTACAGGCGGTTCGAAGCGGAGAATCGCACTCTTCATTTCCGCTTTTCGGTAAGTCTCGGCATATCGAATGCAAGCAGTGACGGAGCTGTTCCGCGATACTTTTCCAGAAGACGCAAAGCTGCGGGGAGAAA